CCCCGGCGACATGGTCAAGCTGGTCGGCGAGCACATGGCCTCGATCGAAGAGCTGGTCTCCTACGGCGTGGTCCGCGGCGGCACCAACGTGGTGTACGCCAACGGCTCCGCGCGCGCCTCGGTGAACACGGCCATCACGCTGAACAAGCTGCGCCAGGCTGCCCGTCAGCTCGAGGCAGCTCACGCTCAGTTCGTGACCGAGAAGCTGGGCGCCTCGGTGAACTTCGCCACCGCCGCGATTGAGCCGGGCTACCTGGTGTTCATCCACACCGACATGGAAGCCGACTTCCGTAACCTGACGAACTTCACCCCGTGCGCTCGCTACGGTCAGCAGAAGCCCGTCCATGAGCGTGAGATCGGCGCGATCGAGCGCTTCCGCGTGATCACCTCGCCGTACTTCAAGCCCTTCTTGCAGGGCGGCGGCTCAATCACTGCGGGCACGTTCCTGTCCAACGGCGGCACCGCCGGCACCACGGCTGACGTGTACCCCATCATGGTGGTCGCTCAGGAGGCCTGGGGCCAGGTCGCACTGAAGGGCATGAACGCCATCCAGCCGATCTACCTGCCCGCAAAGCAGATCACTCACGCCAACCCGATGGGCCAGTTCGGTTACGTCGGCGCCAACTTCTACAAGAACGCTGTGCGCCTGAACGAGAACTGGATGGTCCGCGTCGAGGCCGCCTGCTCCGCTCTGTGATGAATGGGGGCTTCGGCCCCCATCTTTCGCAACCCCTTTTCTCAGAGGAATAAATCATGTCTGACAATCTTTCCATGAACTTCGGCGCCACCCTGTGCTTGGCCGCCGCCGGTCTGGCTGAAGGCACTGCTGCCAACACCATCAAGACCGTCAACAACATCACCTACACCATCGACGGCCGCTTCTACTCGAAGGCTGCCACCGATGACATCGCCATCAGCTACGCCGGTCCCTCGGTGTACCAAGCTGCTGCCGGTGGCGTGCAAGCCGTCAACGGCGGCTTCACGGGTGGCGTGAACGGCTCGACCCGTCTGTACCTGATCTGCCTGAACGCTGCTGGCGCTGTCAGCATCGTCCCGGGCCCGATCGTGGACAGCGCTGAGCTGGCCGCTGGCCGCGTTGGTCTGCAGTTCCCTGACCCCGCCCCCGGCGTGTGCCCGATCGGTGCCCTGCGCATCGCTCTGACCGCTGGCACTGCCTTCACCCCGGGTTCGACGGATCTGTCCGCCTCTGGCGTGACCGACACCTTCTACGACCTGATGGACGTGCCTGCCAACCCGCTGACTGCCTAAGTCGGCAAGGGGTCGCCTTCGGGCGGCCCCGCCCCTGTTTAACCGGAGACCATACCCATGAGCAAGATCAACTCTTACGAGCGCCAACGCACTCTGTCTTCCGAGGACGTGAAGATCGAGAATCAGGTGACGCCTGCCGCGCAGGCTGCTGCGCCCGGTGGCCACGAGATCGACACCGATCGCGTGATCCGCACGGACCAACTCGACGAAGAAGCCTTCATGCGCGACGAGATGGAAGTCATCCTGATGGAGCCCGGCAACGAGCACGAGCCGCAGTTCGCCGAGGTCAACGTCAACGGCGACTACAAGCTGCTGATGCGCAACGGTGAGCCGCAGCGCTGCCGCCGCTATCACGTTGCTGTGCTGGCTCAGGCCAAGCAGTCGCGTGTGCGCCAGAAGAAGATCGTCAATCCCGACGGCTCCATGGGTTTCCAAGAGGAGAACGTGCTGTCGCTGGTGTACCCATTCAGCGTGACGCACGACCCCAACCCCAAGCATGGCGCGCCTTGGCTGCGCAAGATGCTGTCCAACCCGGTCTAAGCCATGAACTACCTCCAGCTCGTCCAACAGCTTCGCTCTGAGGTCGGTGCTTCCGGCACTGGCCCCGCGTCTGTGCTTGGCCAAACAGGCCAGTCGCAGCGGCTGGTGAGCTGGACCAACACGGCTTGGCTCGAGATCCAAGGTCTGCACAACACTTGGAACTGGATGCGCCAGAAGTTCGCGTGGGAGACGGTCGCCGGCACCGGTGACTATCTGCCCAGCGCGATCACCAACACACTCACCGGCAGCGCCATGACCGACATGCGCTACTGGTACAAGGACACGTTCCGCGCTCAGAAGAAGAGCATCGGGATTCAGGACGAGCAATGGCTCGTCGAGTGGGAGTACTACGTCTTCCGCAACACCTACCGCTTCAACGTGCAGGTCAACGGCCGCCCGGTGGTGTTCGCTGAGAATCCGCAGGGCAAGGCCATCATGCTGGGCCAGATCCCGGACGACGTCTACATCATCACGGGCGAGTATCAGAAGAAGCCGTATTCACTCGTGGCCAACACCGACGAGCCGGACATTCCCGACTACTACCACATGATGATCGTCTACAAGGCCATGGAGTACTACGGCCTGTTCGAGGCTGCGCCCGAGGTACTCGCGCGCGGCAAGGCTCAGTACCAAGCCCTGCTGACGCAGCTCGAGCACGAGCAGCTGCAAGAGGTCTATCTCGGCAACCCGCTCGCCTGAGGCACTGACGCATGAAGATGGATCAGCTCCCTCAGGTTCGATACGACCTGATCCGCTTGGCCGGCGGCCTCGATCAGGTGACGCCGACGCTGTCGTTGCCCCCGGGTGTGGTGCGTCGGTCTGCGAACTTCGAGTGCTCGGTCACAGGCGGCTACACCCGCATCGCCGGCTACGAGCGATTCGACGGCCGGCCGGCGCCATCGGCAGCGGCCTACACCGTGTTGACCTGCACCCTCACGGGAGCCGTGGCGGTGGGCAACATCATCACCGGCGTCACCAGCGGCGCCACCGGCAAGGTGATCTACGTCTCCGGTGGCCAAGTGGTGATGACCCGCGTGGCCGGCGAGTTTGAACTGGCCGAGCAGATCACGGTGTCTGCCGTTGTGGTCGGCACGATCAGCGAGATCGTCGGCACCGCGGCAGATGGCCTCACGGACGCCCAGTATCGACTGCTGGCGGCAAACGACTATCGGGCTGACATTCAGGCCGTGCCCGGCTCTGGTCCGATCCGTGGCGTGGCCTACTACTCCGGCAAGGTCTATGCATGGCGCAACAACGCCGCAGGCACTGCGCTGGGCATGTACATGTCGACGGCCGGCGGCTGGGCCGCTGTCCCGCTGGGCATCGAGCTGCAGTTCGACGCAGGCGATGTGGCCATCCCGACCGGCGCGACCGTCACAGGAGCCACCAGCGGCGCGACTGCTGTGGCGCGCAGGGTAGTGGTGCAGGGCGGTCTGTGGGGCGCCTCGACGGGCACCAAGGCCTACGGCCGGCTGATCTTCACCACCGTGACCGGCACCTTCCAAGACAACGAAAACCTGCTGGTGGGCGGCGTGGCGCATGCCGTGGTCAACGGCACGGCCAGCCAGATGACGTGGCTGCCTGACGGCCGCGTGCAGGCCGTGGTGGCCAACTTCGGCGGAGGCCAGACCAACAAGCGGATGTACTTCTGCGACGGCAAGAACCGCGCATTCGAGTGGGACGGCAACTACCTTGTGCCGATCTCGACCACGATGTCGCCTGACGTGCCGACCTGCATTCAGGTCCACAAGCAGCACCTGTTCTTGGCCTTCGGGCACTCGCTGCAGTTTTCCGGTTTGGGCGAGCCCTACCAGTGGGACCCGATCGTCGGTGCTGGCGAGATCGCCATGAACGATCGCATCACGAACCTGATCGTGCTGCCCGGCGACCAGTCGAGCGGCGCGATGGGCGTGTACACGATCAACGACACGTCGGTGCTGTACGGCTCGAGCGAGGCGGACTTCAAGCTCTCGAACTTCAATACCGGCACCGGTGCGCTGGCCTACACCGCGCAGAACATGGACCAGACCTACGCGCTGAGCGAGCGCGGCGTGATGGCCATGGGCACGACCCTGAACTTCGGCAACTTCTTGGCGGCATCGCTGACGATGAACATCCGCCCGTTCGTGCAGCTGCGCAGGAACCTTGCCTCTGCGTCGGTGATCAACCGCGAGAAGGGACAGTACCGCATCTTCTTCAGCGACGGCACTGGCCTGTACATGACGATCGCCAACGGCAAGTACTTGGGTGCGATGCCGGTGCAGTTCCCGATCTCGGTGACCTGCTGCACCGAAGGCGGCGAGGTCGACGGTCCCGAGGTGTCGTACTTCGGTGCTGATGACGGTTTTGTTTACACGCTGGATGCCGGCACGTCATTCGATGGCGCTGCGATCCCCGCCAATATCACAATGGTTTACAACTCCACGGGCTCGCCTCGAATCCTCAAGCGCTATCGCCGCGCGAGCGTGGAGATGACCGGTGATGCGTATGCCGAGTTCCAGTTTTCCTACGACCTCGGCTACCGCACACCGGAGATCGACCAACCCGGCGAAGAGTCCTACGCCAACGATCTGCGGCCCGCATTCTGGGACTCGTTTGTCTGGGACAACTTCGTCTGGGACGGCCGCGACATCTCGCCCTCTGAGGTTGAGGTAACCGGCACGGCGGAGAACATGGCGATTCGGATCTCTTCCGTCTCGAACCTACTCAAGCCGTTCACGCTGAACAGCATCATCGTTCATTACACATTGCGCCGAGGAATTCGATGAGCAACCCGTACTACACCCACACCACGTACCCCGGCCCGAACGCGCCCGGCTCCTCGGCCGCCCTGCGCGCCGAGCTCGAGCTGATCACCGCTGGGTTCGACAAGATGCCCACGCTCGCTGGCAACGCCGGCAAGCTGGTTCGCGTCAACGACGCCGGCGACGGCCTCGAGGCCGGCGGCCAGATTTCGAGCGTGGACTTCTCGCTGACAGGCATCGCCGACGCGGTCGGTCGCCTGACGTGGAACGACACCGACGGCACGCTGAACCTTGGCCTCAAGGGTGGCAACGTCGTGCTGCAGATCGGGCAGGAAGAAGTCCTGCGCGTGCTGAACACAACCGGCTCGACGCTGACCAGCGGGCAGGCCGTCTACATCGTTGGCGCTTCCGGCCAGCGCCCGACCGTAGCGCTGGCTCAGGGCAACGCCGAGGCCACCTCAACCAAGGTCATCGGCATCGTCACCGAGACGATCGCCAACAATCAGCAGGGTTTTGTGGCCACGGCCGGGCTGGTGCGCGGCGTCAACACCTCGGCCTTCGCTGAGGGCGTGGTCCTGTGGCTGTCTGCCGGTACCGCAGGTGCAATCACCTCAACCCGCCCGACAGCACCGAACCACGCCGTGCTGGTTGGCTACTGCGTCCGCTCGCACGCCACGGAAGGCATCATCTACGTGATGGTGCAGAACGGCTACGAGCTCGACGAGCTGCATGACGTTTTGATCTCCGGCTTGGCCAACAACAACATGCTCCGCTACAACGCCAGCTCTGGCGTGTGGCAGAACATCGCAGGCCCCGCCGGCGCAGTGGTCGGCACCACCGACACCCAGACGCTGACCAACAAGACCATCTCCGGCGGCACGGTCACCGGCGCTGCGGTCACTGGCTTGGCCACGCCCAGCGGGTCGACCGACGCGGCCACCAAGGGCTACGTCGATGCGGCCGACGCCCTCAAGCTCAACCTGTCCGGCGGCACCATGTCTGGTGCGATCGCCATGGGCACGAACCGCGTCACCGGCATGGGTGACCCGGTCAACCTGCAGGACGCGGCCACCAAGAACTACGTGGACAGCGTGGCTCAGGGCCTCGACGTCAAGGGCAGCGTGCGCGTGGCCACGACCGGCAACATCACTCTCAGCGGCACGCAGACGATCGACGGCGTGGCCGTCATCGCCGGCGACAGGGTGCTGGTCAAGGACCAGACCGCGCAGGCTGAGAACGGCGTCTACGTGGTCGCCAGCGGCTCTTGGACCCGGTCGACCGACATGGACGTCTGGACCGAACTGCCGGGCGCCTTCGTGTTCGTCGAGTCCGGCACGGTCAACGACAACAGCGGCTGGGTCTGCACGGTCTCCGCCGGCGGCACGCTGGGCAGCACCGCGGTCACCTTTGAGCAGTTCTCTGGCGCTGGCCAGATCAACGCAGGCGCCGGCCTGACGAAGTCCGGCAACACCATTCAGGTCAACACCGCCTCGAGCGCTCGCATCGTGGTGGGCGCCGACGAGATCGATCTGGCCACGACGGGCGTGACGGCTGGCACCTACCGCTCTATCACGGTCGATCAGTGGGGCCGTGTGACTGCAGGCACAAACCCGACAACTATTTCCGGGTAC